CGAAGATGTTCCATCGGAGCATACTTACCAAGTATGCCCAATCCACGCTACGATAATAGTAGCGTCCCTTATCAAGATAATCCCAGTTCGGGGTCATCTTGAGCTTCGTTGTATAAAGAGGGCGGTCATTTCTGACAACTATCTTCATACCCCGTAGACTTCCCTGCAGAAAGCAAGCATGGAGACCTTCATAATTAAAAGATCTCTTCTTGCCCCGCTGGGGTGCCTTTATCCTCGTATCCAATATTGATAATTTCGATGGGATAGATTCCCATCGGCGGTAAACAAAACAATTATTATTTTGTTTACTAATTACCATCTTTGGCACGAGAATAAGTGGTAAATGCACACCAGCAGTATCGCCCTCATACATAGGTACGTAGTACTTACGTACAGATGCATGAAGCATTTGGATTGTTCTACATAGGGGTTTCCCGTGTAGAACGCTCCATCTGTTAAGGCGATTAATCGCAGAATACCGCGATGCCTGCGTAAGGAGGCTACGGATGTAGACCCCTCGTGTGTTATGACCATGAAAGTAGTCATAGCCGCAGGACTCACGGAAGTTCCCTCGATGGAAGGACTTGCCTTTATTCACGCGAAAACCTAAGAGCTCTAAGAAATGACACATCCGCTCGAACATATAGTTCGGGAGGATTATGTCATCGCCAAAAACTCCGAAGTTAACTTGTGAAGTTCTGGCCCTTGGCACGACGCCAAAGGATTTCAGAACGGCAAGTGCCGCGCAGGTAAACAACAATGTCTGCAACGGAAAAGTAAATCCGTTACCCATCGTTGAAACCATATGCAAAGAAAAACGCTGTTTACCAAACTCCGACTCAGAACTCCGAAGAGTATTTACTAAGTACTCAAAGGGAGGGCAGATGCCCTGTATCAGAGAAGGATGAATGGTATCCGAGGCACTCTCAAGATCAATCGTACAAAATGATTGATCCCGAGAACCTAGGTAACACAGCCCTCGGTTCCAATCCGGTTGGTCACTTAAATCAATTTTAAATTGAATTTTAAGTTCCCGCTCGATTAGACGACCGAGGCCTAGTTGATAGAACATATTCAAGCTAGGTTCAGTGCATATTGTGCGAGAGACGTCCTTAGTCTTCGGAACGAAGCTAAGAGTGTTTCCTTGCACCTGTTGGGTTCCATATTTGGTATCTCGCATTAATTCAGCGAGACCAAAATGGGGTTCACCTACAAGCATAGACGTGTAATGCCTATACAGAATCGGTTTGGTGAAACTCAAAGGCGAATCGAAGTGTTTTGTATAAAAATCACTTCCACGCGCCATACGAGAGGCACCGGGACCAGATCGACCAAGAATATTAACTTCGTCGAGGGTCCACCAACACCGATTTGAATCTATCGCCTTATAGAAAAAGCTATGTAGTTCGCCACGAAAGGCGTTCCACAAACACTCATCTAAAGAGGTATTTAGATTCAACTTGTAGAAGGACATAAGACTATTAAGCCTTGTGAACTTCTCGTAAGCCTTTTCATCGGATACTCTTTTATCGATATCGTCAGTAAATTTCTTTAAAAACGATTCTTTAAGCGAGTGAGATGCGAAGGCAGACGGCGAATCCATCGGATCACTCCGAAGACTCGAATCAAGATCTGCAAGCAAGGCCTGGTAAAGAGCATGAGGCTGAATAGCCATCGAGACCTCCAGTGATACTCATTAATGGTGCAGTGACCTTCGATCCTAATCAAACCATGTACCTCTCTGGAAGAGGGGCTCATAGAAAGACGAAGACCGAAGTCATAGGAATTACTTTCGATTTCAATACCATGATATTCTTTCACGGTAATGTTACCGACAGTACCATCATGTTTATCAAGGAGGACGATATCGACAGAGGGGTCAAACCGGGCATCCGGTAGTGAATCCAGATATTTATCGAGATTCATAAACGAATAGTCAAATTTGACCCATACTCGAGGTATCTTCTTCTTGTTCATGATGAAGCTCCTGGCCTATAAAACGGCCTGTAGTGAGACAGTTCCTATATCGTCGCTGCTTTCCCATAAAATACCTATGTGACTCGACTGCATAGCCTTTACATTCGGAGCGTCATAAGTATCGCTTCCAGCAGGGATCTCTATCTCCGTTCTCATAACGGCGACATGGATCGGCTGGCTTGCGAGTACACTGACGCCTTTTCGAGTGAGAAGGCGATATACATTGCGGGGCACACTCGTCACTATCCCAGTAACCGGGTGCGGGTTACCAAGAACTCGTAAGTTCTTGGGCCTGAACATGGTATGGGTAAATGGCGAGCCCACTGAATGTGTCGTTACTCCAGTTTGAGTACCGCCAATGGCAGTAACTGCATGCTGTTTCGCGTTCACATCAGGGGGAGTATCACTGGTCAGGGTGTATGTCGGACTGGTAAGTCCAACCTCGACAGCTCCTGTTACAGGTGATGCGGGTGAATAGGGCATAATAATGCTCCAGTGTTTAAGGTATAAGGATATAACTGGTTAATTACATCCTCGGGACGTTCGCTGTGTCAAGACGGAGGGGACCGACGGGCAGAAACCAAAGCGGCAATATTAAGCCACTTGAGATTCATGCCGGGAAGTTCCCACTGAAATGATACATTAGGGAAGGGAGCCGCACGAATGCGAGTCACTTCCTTACGATACGTTTCGGTTGTGCAATGACCAGGCAAAAAGGCTTGGATGCTGGCACCAATACCAAAACTCGCTTCAATCCCTGTTTGGTGCTCCTGCTCGCTATGAGCAGTAGTCCAATTAAAGGATTCGCGAACAATGGTTTTAGAGACCCAGCGTAAGCTCCCCGAAGGGAAGCTCCAAGCCTCGATCATATCACCAACATTAGTGAAATAATCGATCAGAAAAGACCACGGGAGCAGCTCCCACGCCGCCACAGGGACGTCAGGTAATGATAAACCTAACATTCGTGCGGGAGGCGGTTTGCCGTAATCATCCGCAATCTTGACTACCCCATAGTATTTGACGACAACCGGTTGAACCGAGTGAGTATATTCTCGGGCCTTCTGGTTGAAGACATTTACAAATGAGATGACAGGATCCGTAGCTGGAAGAACTTGCGTATCTGCGCCAATACCGTGCACATGCTCGAAAGGAGCTTGTACTTCGGAGAGACGCGTCAACGCAACCATACCATCTACAGTGTCACTTAATAGAGGACGCCAACCAAAGGCGAATTCTAAATAAGTGTCACCAACAACCTGGCGTAACTTGGTTTTCCGTTTAAGAGAACCAGAAGGAAGTCGAATTCCCTTCGCTCGCTTCTTTGCGAGTGAAATGAAGTCATCGACGCCTTTTCGTAACGCCTGTGCCGGATGTCTGATCATGTGGAGAGCTTCTAATGCTTCGCCTAAAAAGACGGCGCCTTGTAATGAGCGCAGTACTTTATTGGCGTTGCGATAGAATTTCACCGCAGCCTGATTATTAGCGCGTGTTGAGTCAGCGAATGTAAGGGCAGCAGGTGCCATTGGCACATAGATGCTGTCATAAACAAACTTAACTCGATTCACCGGGCAATCTATCAACATATGAAACGAGGCTGGTCGGAAGGATACGCGCCTTTCTACTGCATTCATATCAGTAGTGGCGTTTTCTCCAGATGCGATCAGCTCCCGCCACGAGGGAAGGTCCTCACCTGATATACTACTAGTTTGTAGACTAGCGAGTATAAGAGGAGTTTGGACATTCTTTATCACCGTACCATCATAGTAATGATCTTCACGAGAGTGAAAATTCTGACATGATGGTTGCGATGATCTCGTTTTAGTGGTCATATGCGATAGACTCCGGATTAACACGATAACAGTGAAGCTTGCGCTTCACGAGAGCCACCGGGCACACTTAAGATATAGCCTCGAAAGGCAGATCTAAAGAACGTGCGCCACTCGGTCAGCAGCTACAGATAGTACATGAAATCTGATAAAGCCTGCCAGATCTCTTCGTCAGTATGATTTTCATGGATTAATCGAGTGATGAGAGAACGAACCGTCGTCCGTACGGGTTCAGTAAATGAACCGTACGAACCATAGATACGTTCAACATCAACGAAGAATGCCATTAATCGTCCTATGAAGTTAAGATCCGACACGTTTAGCATTTTCAAGTACCTCTATAGTTGCGAAAACCGGG